CGAGCTGGAGCAGCGAACCGGGCTCAGTGTCCATGCTCTGAGTTTTCCTGCCATGCGGCAGAACGCGACCAGACTTCACCGGTGCGGACTTCATGCCAGGGGATGAGCATGCCGGGGAGCATGGGATTCCAGCGCACCATGCCGAAGGGGTCAGCATCGGCTGCAGTGGGGAGTCGATCGCGAATCCAGGTGATCATGGCTGCAGGTAGTCGGCGGCCACCACCAGCACCGGCAGGATCAGCAGCAGGAGCAGCGGCAGGGGGATCGTGGTGGATGTCGCCAGCCATGGGATGAGGATCCAACAGGCGACAATGAACAGGATGGAAAACATCAGGAGAACACCGGCAGGCTGCCGCTCCAGTCCACCGACAGGCTGCCAGCGGGAGTCTTCACCTTGAGCACGCGGCCGGCAAGGCTGATGGGGCCCGACTGGATGACAGCAGCGGAACGGCCGGACTGGGCCTGGCCGTTCACCGCCAGACGCGGGAACGATTCGATGATCTGGCTGGCCGGGTTGAATGGCCCCCAGGTGGCGGTGATGGTTCGGCCGCGAACGTTCCTGTAGGTGACGGACGGCCCTGCCAGATTCACCGACAGCGGAGCAGCCAGCACAGCAGCGCGGAACGCAGCGAAGGAGGCGAACTCAGCCGTCGAGGCCACGTCCATCACCACGACGTTCTGAGCGCCGCTGCTGCGGAGCACGAGCATGTCGGGGAACTCGCCGGAGATCAGCTCCGACGGGCCCCAGGCGCGGATGGCGACGTAGGTGGAGCCCTCGCGCAGGAAGTGCCAGCCGCTTGCCGTGGCGTATTCGTCGAGGCCCTTGGGCCAGCGAATCCAGGCCTGCTGGATTATCGGGCCCCGGTAGGTCTCCCACGTGCTGTCTGCGCGGCCCTTGAACGGATCGGCTGGCGGGATATTGAACAGCGAGATCAGCGTGGATTCGTGCTGGGCGTTCTGCTGAAACGGTGAGCTGCGGCTGAGCCAGGCGTACTGGCTAGGGGCAGTGCGCCAATAGGGGTGAGTGCAGGTGATCTCGGCCAGCGGTTTGCTGGTCTTGAGCAGAATCTGATGGCCGATGCGTTCGCTCAGGCCACGGCCACGGGCTGGCACTGGGCTGTTGATGTTGGTGGTGTAGTTCCCTGAGCCGATGGCGTACTCCTGATGGCGGTAAACGGTGCGCTCGGTGTAGGCAGCATCACCACGGGCGAACTCTCCGAACCCTGCGGCAGACCCGCGCAGGGTGAACGGCACGCCAGCACCAGCGGCCAGATCAGTCAGCACCGCAGGCGGGCGCCAGGCGGAGATGGCAGCGCACACGGCGAAGTGGCGGGCCTCCTCAAACGAGTTCAGCGACGGGAACCGCATCGGCGGGGTGTCGCTCACGGGCATCAGCTCAGCCCAATACAGCCAGTACAGCGCCTTGAGGTGGGTGTTGAGGATCGTGTTGCGCTGCGGGTCGATGTTCCGGTAGGGGCCAGGCCGGTTGAATGGCGCGATGGTGTTGCCGTGAAAGAAGTTAGCCGCCATGTCTGCGGCGTGATAGGTGAGCACGGCATCAGCGGCAGCCTTGAGCTCGGGATCGGTGGAGCAGTTGTAGAGCGCGTGCAGCGGGTAGAGATGGACCGGCAGGTAGTTCGGGGAGAGGTGTTCGTTGTATGCCTTGTCGAAATAGCTGCTCAGCGTCACCAGCAGGCGTTGTTTCACGACAGCGCCAAACTCAGCGCTTGACATGCGCCGTTTGGTAATCGCGTCATACCAACCCGTTTCGCTGGGCCAGAGCTGGGCGAATAGCGAGGCGCCGACGTACTTGATCAGGAAATGGTTTTCAGTGCCATGACTGAGCAGGCCGCTGATTGTTTTCAGCTTGGCCACCAGCGTGGCCCGTTGCTCCGGCGTGAAGCGGTCCCAGTGCTTGCAGAGGATCCAGCCCGCGCCAGCAGGCATGAACGACTCATTGAACCGATACTGCGTGCTGGTCAGCAGCGCCATGAATCGGGCAATCGGCGCGGGATCAGCAGGGTTCAGCGCGAGCCGGGCTAGAACATCAGCCCAGCCGAACTTCTGCGCAGTCGGGCCATTTGGTGGACTCGGCGCGAGGACGACGTTGCGATAGGTGCCGATCATCCATGCTGCGCGGGTTTCAACAGCCATGGCGTGATCGGCGGTGTTGTCTATAGTTTACCGGCGTTTTTACGGCTGGATGAACTCAGCCAGCACGGCATAGGCCGGTAGTAGTGCAATCGCTGCAACCCAGACTGGAGCTTGCAGCGCCGCAGCAAATCCCGACACCACTATCGGCGCGGTGACGATCATCAGCGAGGTCAAGACAGCTCTTCCCATGCCTCATCCTCAGGAGTGCGGGGATCGTCCGCTATGAACCGGCCTTTGCGGTCCTTGGCTCGGCGCACTATCACGGCATCCTGCGCGGGCTCGGGCTTCCTGCCAAGCGCTGCTGGCTTGCCGGGGCGATCCTCGACCACCTCGGGGATGATCGGGCGACCTGCGTGGCCGGGGCGCTTGCCGAGGCGCTCGGCGGCCTGCTGGCGGAGGGCGGGGAATTTTTGGGCTGCGCGGAGATATGGATTGGTCATTGATTCATGGCCTCCAGGGTTGCGGAATCAGGAGCCTGGGCGGCACCGCCGAGGAAGATTCGGGCGGGGGAGTTCACCACCACCAGATACTGGTCCCATGCCTCAGGGGCTAGGCCGATGGTGTTGACGTGCCAGCCGGAGAGCGCGGTGGGCGGGGTGATCACTTCACCTTCGGTGGTGTAGGTGCCGCCTTCGTGGATGGTGCCAACCTCATCGAGGGCATGGGTGTGACTGCTGGTGATCAGGTTGCCGTCAGCATCAATCAGGCCCTGCGCTGCAGCTAGGGTGCGGAACTGTTGGCGGGTGGGGAAGCGGAAACAGTAGAAGCTCATCGGGCCAGCTCCTGCAGTGTTGAATCCGGCAACAACTGGGTCCAGCCGGTCACTCGGGCCAGCGGGGCATTGAGATACTCACCGGCCTGCGTGCGGCCCAGCATCAAACGATCAACGGTGGGCAGTGTGCCGCTGGTGTCAGTCACCACCGTGCCGCCATTGATGCTGATGGCAAAATCATTGGCGTTGATTCGCACTGCGATGCGTGTGCGCTGATTGGCCGTCACTGTGCCGCCGTTGATGTTGGCCTGCTCTACACCACCGTCATGCACCACCAGTCGCGGGTCGGTGCCGCTGGTGATCACCGCTGCGCGTTCGTTTGCGGTGTTGTCGTTCAAGCTGACAACGCCTCTGGTACCGCTGGCAGGACTGCGGAACTCCAGGAACAGCGTGCGGATATTATTGGCAATGGCTTGGTTTATAACGTCCGCGAGGCTGGCCGTGCGCGTCGCGGCGGTGCCGGTGGTGGGGATGTACGACGTGGGGAAGGAGCCGGCTTCTAGTTGGGCGCCCCAGAGGAAGAGGCCGGAGGCGCCGTCTCCGGTATAAGACTGGCCACCATCTCCGGTGGCAGGTCTTACCTGCAAACCAGCAGAACCGCTTGAACCTGCTGTAAGAGTCATTGAAACCCTATACCAGCCATTAGCTCGTGCCTGTACTGTGACGTTACTAGGTGTACCAGTTACTGACCCCAGTGCTCCAGTGGCAAGGTTGACGTAAAAACCATTTGTACCAAATGGGGTGCCAGAGCCCAACACAAATACCCATGAGCGCTCCGCTGCTTTCAGGAAGACTGAGAGAGTGTATGCCGTTCCACTTACAACTGAAGCAGTCTCATTGGCTGCAATATGAACGACATTGGCGGCAGTGTTCTCAACAATTTTGTCAGCAGTAGTCAGGCCATCTGGGGCCGTGGTGGCATTAGCACTTGCTGAGGCGTTGATTTTTACCCAGCTCGCATTATCAAACTCCTCACTCCTTACCAACAAATTCTGCCTCTGCTCCTCGGGCAGCAACCCCAGGCACTCGCCCGTCGTTGGGTGATGCTCGAAACTCGCCACGTCATTCCCGGCGCTGCGGATCACCCCATCAGAATCAACAAACGTCCCAGTGCTCGCCCTGGTGAACGTGATCAGGTTCTGGCCGCTGACAGCATCAACCAGCGATTTCGACTCAGCGAAGCGCTGGTCCAGTGACGCCGGCACACCAGCCAGATCCCACAGCGGATTACCCAGCCCGCGTGCCTGCGCAATCGCCGCTCGCCGTGTCGCGTGCAGCCTCATCAGAGCAGCTCCGTCAGCTCCAGCGTGCCGTTCGTCGTCCCGCCCCTGATCACCGCGATGTTTGGCGTGGCAGGCACCGCCACATCGAGCCGCTCGCCAATGCCAATCAGATGGCTGGTGCCGCTGGCCGTCTGGCTGCTGCTGCCGATCGCATAGCGAATATCAGCCCCCACGGCTCGAATCGAGATCCGCCGGCAGGTGCTGGTCAGCGCCGTGTTCGCGCTGCTGCTGCCAGCCGCCAGCTGCCGGGCCACGCCGGGGATGCCGAGGGGTTCGGTGGGCAGCGGATCGACCGCTCCAACAGTCCGGCCCTGGCCGTCCCTGCCGATGAATCCAACTGCCGCGCCCATGGTGTCCTCAATGGAAAGATTGAAGCCCCGGCGTACCGGGGCCGTTGTGATCAGTTGTCAAGCAACACCCGCACTGTCGTCGCCGCCTGAGCAGCGACAGCCAGCGCATAGCCCACCTTCTTGCGGGTGCCGGAGCTGTCAGTACCGGACACGCTGCCGGAGCTGAAATACACCGGGCCGCCGGCGGTGGTGGCATCGCCAGACGCGGCGGTGAGCTTGGGCAGGGTGAACACACCCTCCAGGGCCAGGATGCCGGTGGCGCCATTGGCCACGTCGGTCACGGCCACGCCGTGGAGATCACCCACCTGCACCAGCTGGCCGCTGGTGATGGTGGCGCCGGCGGTGAACTCGATGTACTTGCCGTCTTGGACGTAGTTCTTCATGGGATCAATGCGAAGGGGTCAGGGTTGGGATCAGACGTTCTTGGAGCGGTAGAACCCGCGGAAGTCCTTCACCGCAGCGCCGAAGTCAAATCGGGCCAGCAGTTCCACACCATCGGGGTCGCGCTTCTCGTTCGTCGTCACAGTCGGCCCTTCTTCGCCGGCCAGGTAACCGAACACAATGCCCTCGACAGAACCGGGGCTGGCGGCCAGATACCACACATCGGCGGCACCGTCGAGGCGAGGCTCAACGATCAGCTCGATGCCGTTCATCTGGGCGTTCACCGCCGGGCCGTTGTCGCCGGTGCGAGCGGCCGGGGCGTAACCGGTCGGGAACAGGAACTGGATGGCGGTGGCCTCCAAGTCCGTGGGCACCATCAGATACGAAGGCGTGAGATTGATGGTGTTGCCGGCCAGGTCGGTTTGCTTGCGCATCGCCTTCTTGGCGGTGTTCATCCCCGTGGTGGAGATGGTCAGGCCGCCAGCGCCGCCCATGTTGTTGTGGGCTGCATTGAACAGCGCCACATTGTCCACGCTGGTGACAGCGTTGCCGGTGATCAGGCCCCAGATGATGTTGCTCTCAAGGCGGCGGAATCCGCGGCCGAGCATCTCAGGAACTCGTTCCAGGGCGCTCAGGTCATCGTTGATGATCGCCTGGCGGGTCACCGTCACCTTGCGGGCGTAGGTGGCCAGCTTCCAGGTGTGCTGACCTTCGACCAGGGTGCCGGCCTTGTACTCGCCACCTTCAAGAAGTGCCTCAGGAGTGAGCGCACCGGCCACGATCAGGTCGTTGGCGTTCTTGAAGTCGGGCAGGTTCCGCTGCCGTGCGATCGGCCGCCAGGTGTGGGGCTCCTCGGCATAGGCGGCGTCCAAGGTCTTGCCGGCCAGGTTGGAGAACAGCAGCGGGAAATCGCTGGTGCTGTGGAAACCACGCTGCACCAGTTCGCTCTTGCTCATGCCGCGGGTATTGGTACCGCGGGACTCCAGATACTGGCGGGCCAGCTCCAGCAGGGTGTAGCTGCGGAACTCCCGGCCCAGCTCGGCATCCTCACCCTTGAGGGCGCCGGGGCGTACGCGGGCCTCCAGGCCCAGGCTGATGCCGCGCAGCAGGGTGTCACCAGCGTCGCGGGTAACGGCGATCTGGGCGGGGTGGCCCAGAGGGGCGGGGCCGTCAGCGGCGCGGGTGTCGCCACCTTCGAGGCGCAGGCGCATCAGGCGCACGGCCTCGCGGCTGCACTCGGTAACGGTCTTGCCGGAGCGAATCAGTTCGTCAGTCTGCTCGGCGGTCAGGCCGGCGTCCTGGCCGAGGCGGAGCAGATCGCGCTCGCGGCGGAGTTCGGAGGCGGTGCGCTGCAGTTCGGTATCTGCGGCGGCCACGGGGGCGGGTTGGGGGGAGGGATCGGCGCTGCGCTGAGCGTCGATAGGCGCCGGGTCACCCCCGGCCTTGGTGAGGTCTTCGGTCATCGGGGGATCAGCGGGATTGATCGTGTGCTGTTGGTCGCCGCGCATCACGGCATGCGTGTCCTGCCCGATCGGCACCAGAGAAACCAGATTCGGCTCCCAGTCGGTGGCGATGAGCATGTTGCTGGCGCGGTCTTCGCGGTGCCGGTAGATCCGGGCATCCACAGAGAACCGGGCCGAGCCGGTCCGCAGCCGCGGCAGAGCGATGTCCATCGCAGCGGCGGGGCCGTCCACCACCACCTCACCGATCAGCTCGGTAATGCCTTCGTCGTTCCGCTGCAGAGACAGATTGGTGACTGCGCCCCAGATCGTGTCTGAGCTGCGCTTGTGGTCGTAGTCCGTCGGCAGCGGCCGCTTGGGCCACCGGATCGCTTCGTTGGTGTGGAGCAGCTGGAACCCATCGCCAACGTCGGCGTCCGTCGAAATGACGATCGTCGCGGTCCGAGTTTCCTCGTTCCACGAGTTCGGCGCCAGCAGCGCCATCCGTTGGATCTGTTGATGGTCCATGCCTCAGGCTACGGAGTTACTCCTGAGCTTCCGGTTCTGCAGTATCAACAGCCGCAGCAGATCGCCCGGCTGCAGCCGTCATTCCATCCACGCTCAGGGCGAGGCCTTTCTGTCTGGCGTCGGCCATGTCGGCCTCCAGCTCGGCTATCACTTCGGCGGGGATGAACCCAAGGGAGCGCTGCACTTCGGACAGGCTCATGAATCCAGCCTTCACACCCTCGATCAGCGCCGTGATCTCCTTGGCCGGGTCCACCAGCTCGCGGCGGGGCGGGGTCCAGATCATGCGGCGCGGGCCGCGCACCTGGGACAGCCGGGCGGCATCGTTGAACCAGCGATGCACCGGGTCCAGCACCTGAGGGATGGTGACGTTCCAGCGCCAGGCGGCGACGTTGCGGTGGAACTCCAGCCACCCCATCCGGGCGCTGCTGAAGTTCACGTCCGACAGGATGCCGGTCAGGGCTTCGAAGGTGATGCCGTACCCAGCCGCGACGGCGTGGAGATGGTGCTTCTGGTGGCTCACATAGTCCGGTGACTGCGGTGGGTTGGCGAAGGTGATCTGCTTCCCGTCCGGCAGGATCTCGATCGCGCCAGGCTCCAGTGTCTCGGTAAGCGCTGTGGTGCTGGCCAGGTCGCTGGGCTCGTTGCTGTACACGAACGCCGTGAAACAGGCCGCAATCTTCGTCTTCAGCAGCATCGCCTGAGCGATGTCATCGATGTCCCGCAGGTGCAGCAGCACCGCCGACCCGAACGGCACGCCGATCGCCTGGCCGGCGCGGTTCACCTCATACGTGTGGATGATCTCGCTGGCCGGCACGAAATCCGACTGAATCTTCACGCCGTTCCATTCCGTCTCGCCGGGGTGGGTCTGGCGGATCCAGTACCCCTCCAGCCGGCCGTCGCGGTCGTACTGCTGGCCGAACTTGATCCGGCTGCCGTCGTCACGGCTGAAGTCCAAGAAGTCCGGCTCCAGCACCTGCAGCCGCAGGCCCACCAGGCCCTGATCAGCCATACGCTCATCCATCCGCCGGCGGATCAGGCAGCTGCCGCGCACGGCGGTGGTGCGGGCGATCAGCGACTGCAGGCCGTACCAGTTCAGCTTCCCGGCGTGGTCGCACTCAATCGAGTCGGCCCAGTCGTTCCAGGCCTGCTCATACCGGCGGCTGCCGCCCTGCGGGCTGCCGATGATGCCATCCCCTACCCAGTTGTTGGTGATCACCCGCACCGCCCGGTTGGCCCAGGGGTTGGAGTCCACCAGGTCCTGATGCCGCCGCGTCAGCAGCCGCCAGGCGGTGCGGATGTCGGCGTTGGGCCCGCCATTGCGCGTGTACCAGTTCTCTGTGCGCCTGGATTCCTTGGCCGACTCGAACGCCCGCAGGTGGGTGATGGCCAGCTGTTTCTGTGCATCCTTTAGCGCCAGCTCCAGCTGATCGCGGGTCGGCTTGCGCGCCATGCTCAGTCTCTCCGGAAGCTGGCGTAATGCCGGCGGCGGCCGGCGCCGGTGAGGCCGAGCTCCTCTTCCATGGTCGCCTTGAGTTTCATCATGTCGGTCAGGTTCCGGTAGCTCACCTGCCGGCCGTTGCTGCTGACGCTGGTAACGCCCTCGGCAATCGCAGCTACCAGGTCGTCGTACTGCTGCTGCGTGAATGCCATGGCGACACCTCCTAGGTCAGGCTACGGATCAGCGACTGAGCCAGCTGCCGCGTTTGCGTTCCACCACCGCCGGCGCCACGGGCCCAGCCAGTTGAGCGGCAAGCTGCTCCCACATCGTGGCCCGGTTGTACTTCCGCTTCAGCAGCTCCAGCATCGCCATGGAGTACACCTTCAAGTCGAGCGGTTCGTTGCGGGCGCCGCTGGGTTTGATCCACTCCAGCACCTGGAACCCTTTGACGTAGCGCGGCTGCAGCCGTTCACACGTGAGGCCCTGCAGGTAGTCCTCTGTGGTGGCGTTGTCGAAGTGAACACAGCCGGGGCCAGGCTCGTCGATCTTCAGCCGGCTGTAGATCGTGCGCTTCAGGCCGTGCGTGCCCACTAGGTAGAGCGTCACGCCGTTTTTGATCGTGCGCCCGCGGAATGTCACGTCCTGTTTCGAGGGCTTGCCCAGCACCGGTGAGCCGCGCTGGCTTGAACCCTTGATCGCAACCACACCCTCACGGCTGTACTGGCGGCAGTATTCGTAGGCCTCACCGGTGAAGTGACCACCGGTGTCCACCGCGCAATGCACGGCCTTGATCGTGCCGCCACCTTCCCGGGGCCAGGCAATCTCGCGGATGGTGGTCACCTGTTCCCACACCTCATCCTGTCCCGGGTCGCCATCGATCTTCTGGTGCCAGATCCGCCAGGCCTCCTCACCCTTGCCGTAGCCCCACACGGACACCTCCAGCCAGGAGTCCTGCACGTCCACGGCCATCACCACCGCCAGCACGCCAGCCGGGCAGGTGCCGTGGTCGTAGCCGCCGACCCGGGCCATCAGGCCATCGGCGGTGACCTTGGCCAGGCTCTCATCCTCCCAGGCCTCAGCGGCCCGCTTGTTCACCCAGCCCTTGAGGAGCAAGGGATCACCCTTGGCCCGCAGGAACTCATCGCGGATTTTCTCCCAGCTCAGCCAGCCATAGGGGGCGTACCAGCCGGGGAGGTGAAATCCGGCCGTCTCGCCGTCACCCTTGGCCGTCGCCTGCCAGATCCCACCGGCAAGCATGGTGCTCTTGTGGTGCTGCGCAACGCGCTCACCACAGGCAGGGCACTCGCAGAACACCTCACCGTCCTTGGTGTCCCAAACCATGTGCTGCCATTCGATGATGGCGTGGGCGCCGCAGCAGGGCATCAGCACCGCATAGCGGCGGCGATCAGATCGGGTCTCAAACTCAGCGGTGATCCGGCAGGCGCCGCGGCTGCCGGGGGTGCTGGTGATCAGTCCCTTGCGGTCGGGGAAGTTGGTCTGGCGGGCCTCGGCGTTCTCGAGCGGGTCGCCCTTGTCATCCATCTCCAGCGGCAGGGATGACACCTCATCAGCCCAGACGTTCTGCGCCGGCATCCCCTGCGCTGCGCTGCCGCTGTTGCCGCCGATGATGCTCACCAGCATGTCGCCCTGGAACTCTTTCAGGAACATGGCGTTAGCCGCGTCGCGGCTCTTGGTGCTGAGCTGCTTCGCTGCTACCGCCGGCGTGTCGGTGAACAGCGGAGTGAGGCGCTGGCGGATCTGCCGCTTGGCGAAACTCTCAGTCGGGAACATCGCCAGGAACGGCGACGGGTCCAGCGCGATCGTGCGGCCTAGCCAGTTCAGGCCCACCTCCGTCTTGCCGGTCTGGCTGCCGAAGATCAGCACCACCCGCTTGATGCGCTTCTCGCGGGGGCTGAGCAGATCCATCGGCTCGCGCAGATACGGCGCCCGGTCAGTGCGCCAGCCGCCAGGCTCAGAGCTGCTGCGGCGGGTCAGGATCCGGTTCTGATCCGCCCACTCGCTGACGGTCAGATCCAGCGGCGGCTGTAGCGCCTCGATGAAGGCTTGGCGGTAGATCGTCGCAGCGTCAAGCGGCCTCATGCTGCAGCCCCCTGAGCGCGTTGGTGATCTCGGCCTCCAGCAGATCACGCACCGCCTGAGTGTCCTGCATGCTGGCCACCTTCGCGGCGTTGCGGCCGGGGATAGTCAGCAGCAGGTCGCGGACCTGGCGGCCGAGACGGCTGGCTTCCTGGCGCACCTCATCGGCGCTGATCAGCTCCTTCTTGGTTTTCTGCAGCTCTAGCCGGGTCAGCTCCGCCTCATAGACCGCCTTCGCTCGCTTGGCCTGGGCTAGCGATGGCCCGCCGCCTTCAGGATGCGGCTGGCGGGTGTTAGGCGGCTCCGGCAGCTCGGTGCCGCTGTCGGGCATGTTGCTGGTGTTGCCGGCCCACTGCGCATCGGCTAGGGGCGCGTCGATCTGCCAGCGGCCGTTCACCTTGCGCACGGCAGGCTCGGTGAGGCGGCCGGTGTCGATCGCCTTGAGCACCGCCACGTGGCTGGTGCCACGGAGACCACGCGCCTTGCGGTGCTTAGCGTAGGCCTCTAGGTTCATGAGTAGGCGGGGTCAGTTGAGCCGGCTGGCCGCTCAATCACCCACCCGGCAAAGTCCCCAAACTTGAACCAGAGGTAAGCGGCGCCGCCGAGCTGACTTTCGACAACCGGTCGCTGCACGCCGGAAAGGCTCAGCTCCTTTTCTACGATCTCTTCAGATGTGACGCCCGCAGCACGCTTGCCAGCGAGAGTCAGCCGGTAGAAGACGGTGCTGAGGTAGCCGCCGGCTGGTTCGAGCTTGTCGAAGACGACTATCGCCCCGCCCGGTCGGCAGGCATGGCGAAGTCGGTTCATCAATAAAACACGCTTCCTAGGCTCAATGAACATCAGGGTCAGGAACACCACGGCAAGATCAAAAGCTTCGTAGTCGTGATCCTCAGCTTTAGAGCAGACAATCTCACCGGGGGATTCGTAGCGCTTCACCATCTCCGCCGACGGCTCGACACCGATCAATCGGGCGTTTCGATCCTGAAGGACCGGAGCGATTGCCCGCCCGATGTTCCCGGTAGCTGCGCCAAGGTCGTAGACCAGCCCGCCATCTGGGATGTAGTGCCGCGCTATGTGGGTGATGGCGTTTGTCGCCAGGTCATACCAGGGGAGCTGCTCTCGGACGTGTCGGTCAAAGCCTGCGGCAACGCCTGGGGTCTCGAAGGTCCAGTTGGCAGGAATGTCCATGATCAGAGCTTGCTGAGGATCTTGTCGGCAATGGTCTGAGCGATGCGGGCCATCATCAAAGGTGGCACGGCGCGGCCGATGCGCTCCCAGCGTTGAGCGAACTCACCGGTTAACTTGAAGTCATCGGGGAAGCCGCCGATCCGGCGAAGCTCTTGTAGTGTCATTCGACGGACAAGCATTCCCGATCTTTTCGATGCCGTAGGAACTGTTAGCGGATACCCCGTTTCATTATCTTTGACAGGTGAGGCGCCAAAATCGGAGACAACTGAGGGCGGAAAGATTCCGTTACCAGTTGTCAGCCCAGCACCAAAAGAGCCCGAAGGCTGATTAGCTAGTCTCATTCCACCCTTGCCAAAGCCGCCGTTATCGCCTTGGTAGGCAATGTGCGAACAGGCATCCTGAACCGAATACCGGAAGCCAAGCGGCTCCGGGTGTACCGGCTCAATTCCCAAGTCATCCCGCACGCCAACGAAGATCGTCCGCTGCCGCATCTGCGGAACACCGAGCCACTGCGCGTCAAGCACTCGGCAGGTCACCCGATAGCCGGGCTCACGAAGCGCCGCGAGGATCCGCTTGAAGTATCCCTTTGCCGTACCCTTCACCAGGCCGCTGACGTTCTCAGCCACAAAGACCTTCGGCCGGATCCCGTCGATTAGACGGACATACTCAAAGAACAGATCATCAACCCGCTGCGCCTTGTCGCTGTAAGCCTTGACCTTGCCCCATCCCGCTTCACGCTTGCCAGCAGTTGAGAAGGCTGAGCATGGTGGCGAGCCATCGAAAAGGTCAAGCTCACCGCGATCAACGCCCGCCCTCTCAAGCACGTCTTCAGGCTTGACCTGCCGGATGTCCCGAGTGTCAAGAAAGCTGTTCGGGTGGTTCGCCTTGTAGGTCCGCTGCGCTTCTTCGATGAACTCGTTGGCATAGACCACCCGGTAGCCCGCCATTCGGTAGCCCAGGCATGAGCCACCGCAGCCGCTGAAGGTCGAGGCAACCCGGTAGCCATTCCACGGCAGGGCCTCGATCTCGGCCATTGACGGCACCCGGTAAGGCGGCTTTGTCATTTTGTCTTGCCGCTCCACTCGTAGCCGCACGATGGACAGCGGTGATCTGTCTCAATGTCGTCGTCAACCTCGGCGAACTCTTCGGGCGGCTTCGACTCGTCGTCGATCCCCTCCGGGTCCAGCAGCCCCGCCAGCTCATCATCCGACCAACCCATCAGGGACAGGTCAAAGTCCACCAGGCTGAGCGCCGCAATCTCCTGCTGCAGCATCTGCTCATCCCACCCCGCATTCAGCGCCAGCTTGTTGTCCGCCAGGACATAGGCGCGGCGCTGGGTCGGCGTCAGGTGGTCAAGCACCACCACCGGCACCTCGCGCAGGCCCAGAGATTGGGCGGCGGCCAGGCGACCGTGGCCGGCGATCACACCGGCGTCCTCGTCCACCAGGATCGGGTTGGTGAACCCGAACTCCTGAATCGAGGCCGCGATCTGGGCAATTTGCTCAGGGCTGTGGGTCCTGGCGTTGCGCTCGTAGGGCACCAGCCGATCGATCGGCCAGCGCTCCAGCTTGTCCGGCATCACCGGCTGCGAGGCCTTTCGGGGCATAGGGTGGGGAGTTGCTGTAACTCAGGTTACAGATGCGGTTCTGCAGTGGTGGAGCGGGTTTTGGGGGTCTGGGGTCGGCGGCTTGTTGAGAATTTGCATCGGGTTACGGCCAAATCTGTAACCTCCGCCAGAAACCCCCGCTACGAGTGAGCCGCAGTACGAATACACCCTCAAAATAAGGGGGTCGGAAGGACCCGGCGCCCCACCCAGTTGAGAATCATCAAGCCGTCTTATTGAGAACGCAGTCGGCCCGGGGGGTCGGGGGTGTGGCCGTTGGTTGGTTGGAATCTGAACGCTGTTGAGCTCAACGTCTGCGCTTTGCTTCAACAATGAAGCCATCGCGCCATGCAGTGGGGAACACGCGTCGGTACTCACGCATCGCAACAGATTGGATTGGAAATCGACGCTCATAGTTAGGCGCATCAGGCACGATGCTCATCGCAGGGATGAAGCCACGCTTGTAGCCAACAGTCTTCGGCCTGCCACGCTTGCCCGATCCCTTGCCCGTGCCGCCCTTGGGTCCAGGCCCAGCGCGCTCAGCAATGAGGACAGGGTTGGTGCCCAGCTGCCAGCGGCTGATGCCAGCGCTGTCCCCTCGAGCCACGAAGTAGTCGAGGGACGCCCTAGCCCTACCCGACCTACCGCGACTCCCAACACCGGTAGGGGCGTTGCCAATTCCGGTAGGCAGTGCACGAACACGGCTGAGGATCTGCTGATACTTCCCGCCCGAGATATTCCCCCTCGCATCCTGTGCCCCCGATCGGGACCGGGGCACAACGAAATCACCCCTGCCAATCTGCCCAGAGCGCCTCAGCGCCAGCTCAAAGCCCTTAGGCCTTCTGTCCCCACCGCCTGCGTTGGTGCCCATGTAGCGGCCAGCAGGCACGCCGCCAGCCTTGCGGGTGAAGGCTGAGTCGGTGAACTTCCCGTTGCCGTATTGGAAGCCCGACTGAATGCGCAGCTCATCAGGCTTGGCAAACCTGGGCTGGACCGTGAGACCACGCTGTGTCCACGGCGTGGCCCCGCCCTGCACCATCGGCAGGATCTCGCGCCTGATGGCCTCGCGGGAGGCGTACGCGGCCTTGGTCATGGCCCGAGCGGTGATCCACTCGAACTGACCCATCATCCGGCTCAGCTGGACGTGGAGCTGATTCAGCTCGGATGTGTCAACAGTGAAGACGACGCCAGCCATACCCCCAGTCTGTCGGGGGCCTACCGAGATTCGAGCAGCTCCTCCAGCTCCAGCCGCTTCAGCTCCAGATCAGTCGGCAGCTCCCAGGCGGTGTAGTCCTCACCATCGGCCGATGAGACGGTCAGATCCCCCACGGTGCTCCAGCTCGCCACCCAATTCAGGATCAGCTCCTGCCACCACCTGAGCCAGGGCGTCTCGCGGCTGAGGAGCAGAGACAGGCTCGTGGCGCGTTTCATCACCAGGTCGGCGGTTGCCTCAGTCTGTGGGCCGATGAAAAACCCCACCGGCCAGGGCGGGGAACGAAACCACTCGGACGCCACGTCCAAGGGCAGGGTAGGGAGGGCGTGGGGTCGCCGAGCCGCTGCCAACCTGCCAACCCTGCCAACCAAGTTCTTAGGAGGCAGGAAACACCCCCTTTCCCAGCTATCCCCACTCTTTTCTACCAGTCTTTCTAAAAGGTTGGAAGGTTGGAAGGTTAGAAGACCGACTGCGGCAGAAGGGCTCTCGCTTGCCAACCTTGTTTGGCAAGGTTGGCATCCCCGCCTGTTTCAGCTTGGTCTCACTTAGGGGCATGAAAAAAGGTTGGCAGCTTGCCAACCCCAGTGCCGCAGGTTGGCAAGCTGCTCAAGGCTTGATGAACACCCAGCGCTGTGAGCTCGCCACCGTTCGCCTGACCTTGCTGAACCCCAGCTCTCGCATGATCGCCGCCACCTGCATCTGATCGGCCCGTGTCTGCCGCTCGGTGGGCTTGGCAATGGCCTTGCTGAGGATCGTTTCGGAGGTCAGCTCCACACCCTGATTGCGGGCCTCATTGAGCCAGTCGGCGATCGGGGCCTTCCATGGGTTCTCCACCTGATACGCCTCGTTCTCCCGACTCACCTCGTTAGCCAGCTCCGGCGGCAGGTAGTTCACCTCACCAGCCCGGTAGGCGTGCACCGCTGCAGACCAGATCGCGTCCCGCTCAGCCATCAGGGTGGGCGTGTCGATCGGGTCGGTCTCGGTGCGGGTGGTCGGGATCACCCAGAACCGACGGTTGCCTGTGTCATCCACCAGAAAGCCGGTCGATCGGTTTGTGGAGCCGACGATGATGCCGCGCCTGGGGAATGACTCAGTGGCCTTGCCGTAAGGGACGCGGAATAGGTCCGTCGCCTGGCTCAGGAACGCCTTGACCTGGCCGGCGTGCTTGCGGCCCATGATGTGGTCCAGCTCGGCCCACTCCATGATCCAGGAGCGGTGCAGCACCATCAGGTCGTCTTTGGAGCTGATGTCGCCGAGTGCATCAGAGAAGAACGGGCCGCCCAGTGCGGACCAGAAGGATGATTTCCGGGCCCCCTGCTCACCCATCAGCACGCAGGCGGTGTCGTGCTTGCAGCCAGGCTCCAAGGCCCTGCGCACCGCGCCGATGAGGGTGCAGCGGATCATGTGGTCGTAGATGGTGGGCCCTGCGCCGAAGCTGCCGTCTTCAGGGCGGAGGTAGGCGGTGGCCAGGTTGTCGATGATCGCCGGAGCGACCGTGGCCGCCACGTGCTCCAGATAGAGCGCCACCGGGTCGTAGGGGTGCTCGTGCGCCACCTGGACCAGGCAGTCCACAGCCAGTTCCTTCGAGACCTTGAAGCCCTGCTCAGCGAGCGAGAGGTAGAACCGTTCGGCGCCCTCGAGCACGGCGCCATCCATCTCGATCTGCTGGCTGAACCGGTTGAACCGGATCCGGTCTTCGCCCGCCTGGGCCCGCAGCAGGGCCAGGAGTTCGCCCGCTTCGAGCTTGGTTGGCTTGTCAAGGATCGGCGCCGGCTTGCGCTCTCGCGCCGGTGCTGCGGTTGCCGCGGCCGGGGGGTCGGTGAGGATGCGCTGCTGGGTGCGGCTGTGGAACCTCAGCCGTGATTCGAGCTTGTCGAAGGGGGTGCCGGGGTGCGGGTTGTGCGCGGCTGCGCCCTCGAAGCGCTTGCGGGCCTTGCGTGCGTCGAAGTCTCTGGCTTTGGCCTGAGCGGCTGAGATGTGCTGCTCAAAGGCCGCGGCCGCGGTGATGTCTGGCCGGTGGCCCTGGGCGATGATCCATTCCTCAGTGCCCTGCAGATCCAGGGCCAGCCTGAGCTGATCGTCATTCCACTGGCCGGGCGTGCCGCCGGTTTCGATCAGGGCCCGGCTGTCCCGGGTGATGAACTCCAGCAGCGGCAGCGTGGCCGGCAGCGGCGCGGCAGCGGCGAGCAGAGGGGTAGGCGCGGGCTCGGGGTCGTTCAGCAGCAGCTCAATCAGCGCCTCGGGCGCTTCGGCGATGCCGACCTGCGCCGGTGAGCGGCCCTTGATCCAGCGATAGTGCCCAGTGGTGGGGTGCGCCCCGATCACCACGGACTGATGTCGGTTCCAGCGCAGGTCGAGATTCTCGGCTTTGCCGTCGGCGTCCACCTTGCCGGTGTCGAATACCCGGCGGTTGCGAAGGTGCGGCCAGTACTTCTCAGGGATGGTGAACAGCGCCTGCAGCCGTCCATCGCGGCCTGAGGTGCACAGCGCCGTTTCAGGCAGGGTGCGCGGCGGGATGCCCAGCTCGGTGAGTTTCTCGGCGGCGCTGATGCCGTCCTGATCCAGGAACAGCAGCCCGCCCGACACTGGGCCGGCGATCACGCCGATGGCCTTGGCCCTGCCGGCGATGATCTCAGCCGCGGCCTGTTCCTTGGTGAGCGGGTTGGCCTGCCAGTGGGGCTGGTACGGGCGTTTATTCCCGTCCACGGCAACGAGGCCCCAGGAGTCAGGAAGCTCCTGGAGCTGGTCTAGGAGCGTGGGCATGAGGTCAGGCTGAGAGGTAGCGAGCGATCAGTTCGCGGCGCCGATGCACCTCGGCGTGGCACTCGCGGCAAAGGGATTGGAGGTTGATCGGGTCGTCAGTGCCGCCATCGTCAACTTCGATGATGTGATGCACTTGCAGTTCCACGGACGGGCGTAGGCGCTTGAGGTGGTCTTCGGTTCGCAGGCAGTGCCAGCAATAATCACGACGGCCTGCCGGAAGGAGCGGCCGCAGATCCTTGTTTGATCGCAGCCGTGGCTTGCGGTCTTCCGTTGGCTTGGGGATCCAGCGGTGAGCGTGGATCGGGCAACGAATCTCACCCCAGTGCTGGGTGTCAGGGCGCGGAGTAAACGCGCAGACATGCCCGCATTTCGGGCATTCATGGTGAGTGGGGTAGTTGTCCATCACCGCTGATTGGTGGCCCGGCCAGGCCCCTGCCGCTCCATGTCCCGCATCACCAGCCCGCGCACATACGCCGCTCTGCTCTGGCCCAGGTACTCAGCCTGTGCGTCGAGGTGCTCGACCAGCTCGGTCCTGAGTTCGAGCGTGATCGTTGTTCTTCCTTCCTTGGTGGGCCAGGTGGGCATAAGTCGCGAGGGTGTGAATCTGCAGTATAGGGGGTGCAGATCCGCATCCTAAGCGGTAGGATCTCCAGATCACCACCCCAGGCCAGCCAGCCGCGTGATCCACCTCCGCCCCCGCCAATCCCAAGCCGTCGAGGATCTGCGCCTGGCCTACGCCACCGGCGCCCGCGCCCCGATCCTGGTGGCGCCGACCGGGTTCGGGAAAACGGCCACGGCGACCGAGATCGTGCGTCTCGCCATCAGCCGCGGCCGCAGCGTGTGGTTCCTGGCCCATCTGCGCGAGATCCTCGATGACACCGCCGACCGACTCAGGGCGGCCGGCATCAGCCACGGCAGCATCAGAGCTGGCAGGTCATCCGACTACAGCCAGCTGGTCCAGGTGGTGGCAGTTCAGACCGCTGTTCGCCGGGCCCGACTGCCGCGCCCGGATCTGGTGATCGTCGATGAGTGCCACTTGGCCGTGGCCAACTCCTACCGGCAGGTGATCGCCGCGGCCGGCAACCCGCTACTGCTGGGCCTGACAGGCACACCCCAGCGCCTAGATGGCCGCGGCCTGGGGGAGGTGTTCGACCGTCTGGTGTTGACCTGCACCACCGCCGAGCTGATTGGCGAGGCCCTCCTGGCCCCTGTGCGGGTGTTCGCCCCGCCAGGCGCTGACCTGAGCAAGCTCCACAGCAGAGCCGGCGACTTCGACCAGGGTGAGGCCAGCGCGGTGCTGTCGAAACCGGCAGTGGTGGGCGATGCCCTGAGCCACTGGCGGAAGCTCTGCCAGGGCCGGCGAGGGGTGGCGTTCTGCACCACGGTCGCCCACGCTCAGGCCGTGGCTGAGCAGTGGCAGCGGGCCGGCTACAGGGCGGTGGCCGTGCACGGCGGCAGCGACGATGCCGAGCGCCGGGAGGCCGTGGCAGGGCTCAGGGCCGGGCGGCTCGAGCTGGTGGCCTGTGCGCAGCTGTGGATCGCCGGTGTGGACGTGCCAGAGATCGACACCGTGATCTGGCTCAGGCCCACCCAGAGCCTGACCGCATGGCTGCAGGGCAACGGCCGGGGCCTACGGATCGCCGCCGGGAAAAGCGACCTGCTGGTGTTGGATCACGTCGGGAACTGCCAGCGACTGGGCCACCCGCTGGAGGTGCACGAGTGGAGCCTGGATGGCCGGGTGAAGCGAAGCAGGGAAGCCGGGCTGTCGGTAAAGGTCTGCCCCCAGTGTTTCGCCGCGATGCCCTCCGCCCGCCAGACCTGCCCCGACTGCGGCCACCAGTTCACCCCTGAGCGGCGGGAGCTTGAGCACGTAGAGGGTGAGCTTGTGGAAGTGCAGCGGCGCTCAGAGTTGCCGCCGGTTGGGCCTTACAAGAAAGGCGACATTGTGCGTGACAGCAGGGTTCCCATTATTACAAATGAACTTGTTGTATTAGGAGTTCATGGCGACAGGCTAAATGTAACCAGCCTGAATCCTGTTGAAATCAGTAAACAGATTCAAGCCCTTGGCTACACAGGATTTGGCCTTCCAGTAAGCGATGCCGTTTTTGTGCGCCGTCCAGACCACAAACGCGAACAGGCCAGCGCCACCACCATCGAAGACCTGATCGCCATCGGCAAGCGTCGCGGCATGAAAAACCCCCGCGGCTGGGCTCGGCATGTGATGGCGGCTCGGCAGGCGAAGGGTCAGTGGAGGAGGGTGGCATGAACCCCCCACGCTGGACCCGCCCCGAGTCCGAGTTCCTTGAATCCCTGGCCGGCGACCTGCCCCTGAAGGAGATCGTCAGCCGTTACCGCCGGCGGGCCGGCCAGGTGGGCTGGCCTGAGCGCACCCATCGGGGGATTCAGCAGCGCCTGGTCCGCATGGGCCACGAAGCCCGGGTGCGCACGGGCGACTGGGTCACCACCGGCGGCGCCGCTGAGATCCTCGGTTGCCCCGGCACTCGCGTCGAGGCCTGGCTGCGAACCCGCCACATGAAGGCGATCCTCCAACCGGTCTGGCGCGGGAAGTTCCGTTACGTCAGCCGCGCAGCATGGCGCCGGCTGGCCCGGCAGCGCCCGCAGGCCCTCGGCGGGTTCAGCGCAGATCGCCTGTTCCAGCTGCTCGAGGATCGCGAGCTGGCTGAGCAGGTGGCCAGCCGGTACCCCAGGCCCAGGGGTGACTGGCGGGTGCGGTGCGTGGAGACCGGCCAGGTCTGGCCCAGTGCGGTGAAGGCCGCCGCCGAGCTGCACGTCAGCCAGGCGGCGATCACCCTGGCGATGCGTCAGGCCCGCCCGGTGCGGGTGCTGGGGATGCGGTTTGAGGCGTTGCGGGAGGTGGCCTGAGGGCGTCCGTTGACTGCCGGAACCCCACCCGCCAGCCATGCCCAGTGAACACGTCGTGCAACAACAGGTCCTGGCCCAGTTCGGCTCCGGCCCGGTCCGCCTGTGGAGAAACAACGTCGGCACCGGCTGGGCAGGCCAGGCCACGCGCGTCACTGCCGGGAATCTGCAGGCCATCGCCCACACCCTCCGGCCTGGCGACGTGGTGGTCAGGAACGGCCGCCCGCTCCACGCCGGGCTGTGCGTGGGCAGCTCCGATCTGATCGGCTACCGCCGTGTGGGCGACCTGGCCCAGTTCGTGGCGCTGGAGGTGAAATCCGAACGCGGCCGCCCAACCCCGGAGCAGACCCGGTTCCTCGATCACATTTCCAGCGCTGGCGGTTGTGCTGCAGTGATTCGCAGCGTTGAAGATGCACATTCGGTTCTCCGCCAGGGATAGCAAAGCGGAACCGCTACGGTTCAGATATGGAACACGAATCATCCGATCTGCGCCAGGAGCGCGGCGTTCAGCAGCTCGCCGCAGCGGTCACGTGCTGGCTGGCCCACAACCTCAGCCAGGACAAGATGGCCGCCCTACTCCATTGGGCCTACGGCGAAAAATCCGGGTTTGATGGCGGCACGTTCAGCCGGATCAAGAACGCCAAGCAGTCCCGCGGCGCTGGCCTGCGCCACCTCGATGCCCTTAGCGAGACGAACCGCGCCATCTTCGTTTTTCAGACCATATCCGAGCGCGAGGCGATCAGGCAGTTCGGCCTGTACTCCGAGCACGGCGTGAGGCCTGAGTGGGTGGCCGACACGATCTGGCTGCCCAAACCCTACGACGAGACCCAACCCCTGGACCTGGGGGACTTCGCCAACCTGGTGATGGGCCGGCTGGAGCTGCCGTATGTGGGCGGCCACCTGACCCAGAGCCAGGCGCGGCGGGCCAACGAACGCCTGATCGACCTGCTGGACGATCTGGCAGCGGACAAGGGCTGGGGCCCACGCGAGGCGCTGCGGGAGTTCCTGGCGGCCTACCCGGCCAGCTCCAACAACGTCCGCCAGGCCCGGCTGAAGGAGCTGCTGATGGGCGAGCCGCTCAGCCACAAGGAGCTGGAGTCGGAGCTGGCAGCGCTGGCGGAGATGGTCCGCCAGGTCCGCGGGCTGGAGACGTTCACCCCTGCGCAGCTGCAGGCTGAACTGTTGTCTGATCGCCGGCTTCGGTCCTGATGACCCGGTAGGCCAGCTGGCCGGCCACGTGCACGTCGATCGGCTGGAAGTCGTCGCCTGGCACGTGGCAGAGCATCCGCCAGAGCTGGGCGGCATCGGCGGCATCGGAGCAGTGGGCCTGAATCATGGGTTGATAGGACTTGGTACAGAAGTAGTACGACGGGGGGGGGTGGCAAATGCGGTCTTGGCATTCTGCAGCCTTAAAGGTGCAGATGCGGAACCTTAGCGCTATGCTGGCGGAATCCACCGCGTCATGCCATGGCCGACTCCACCAGCTCAGCGCTCACGGCGCCGAGCGCACCCCCATCCCTCAGCCTGCAGGTCACCTCCGTTGATGACCTGGCCCGCCTCGCCCGGGTGTTCGCCGCCAGTGGCCTGTTCGGCCGCGCCGGCAATCAGGAAACACAGGTCGCCGAGTGCGCCATCCGTCTGATGGCCGGCATGGAGGCCGGGTTCTCCCCGTTCGCCAGCGCCACCGGCGTTCACATCATCAACGGCCGGCCTGCGTTCAGCTCCAACCTGCTGGCCCAGGCCGTGCGCCGCCACCCGACCTACGACTACCGGGTGGTCGAGAAGTCTGCCAAGGCCTGCCGGATCCGGTTCCTTGCCAACGGTGAAGAGATGGGCGTGGAGACCTTCACCATCGAGATGGCCGAACGGGCGGGCCTGCTCAAGAACCCGACCTGGAAGGCCTACCCCGAGGCCATGCTGTTCAGCCGGGCGCTCACCGCCGGGATGCGCACGCACTGCCCCGACGCCCTCGGCGGCCACACGGCCTACACCCCCGACGAGATCGGCGGGGAGGTGGTGCCGGTGACGGTCACCGAGGCCACCCCTCAGGTCGATCCCGTTGAGCATGCCCAGCAGGTCTGCAGCGATGCGGGCCTGACCGCAGACGGCGTGATCGCGTTCTGTCTGCTGGTCAGCAGCGGCCGGATCGCCACCCTGTCGGATCTGCCGGCGAAGGTGCTGGAGAGGATCATCCAACAGGGCATCAGCGCCGAGACCGTGGCGAAGTGCAACGGCCCAGCCGCCGAGCCCGACCCCGACCCAACCGAAGACCCCGACGATCTGCCCGCCGCCTGGTCCGCGTGACCTGGTGGGCTGCACAACCGGTTCCTAACCCAATGAACGAACTCCTCGCCCAACTGCTCCGCGCCAGCCAGCACCGATTCATCGGCCGGCTGGGAGGGGACCCAGAGACCAAGTACTTCCAGAGCGGCAACCACGTGACCACCTGCCGCATTGCGATCAACAAGCCCGGCGCCAAACGTGATGACGGCCAGGAACCCGACTGGTTCAAGGTCGAGATCTGGGGCGCCGCAGGCCTGTCGCTGGCCGACACCGCCAGGAAGGGTGACCTGATCGACGTGTCGGGCCGGGTGAAGACCGAGACCTGGACCGGTCAGGACGGCCAGCAGCGCAGCCAGCTGACCGTCACCGCCGACAGCTGGACCCGCGTGGGTCAGTCCCAGCAGCAGGCCCCTGCCCCAGCGCCTGCCCCTGCTCCAGCCGCGGCCCAGCCCGACTGGACCAGCTCCGGCGCGATGCCCTTCTGACCCATGCCGAAAATCGACACCATCCGCCAGCAGCTGAACGACCTGCTGGCCTACATCGAAACCGATCAGCAGGCCCTCGCTGCCGAACAGGCCGCCGTGGCCCGCGCTACCGAGGCCCTGCATGAGGCCCCCGCCCTGCAGGCTGCTCTCTCGCAGGGTCAGGAGATCATGCGCGGCCGGGTGGTTGCGCTGATTGATGCGCAGCGGGACGTGTTGCGCACCGGAGCTGCGACCACCGTGCTTGAGGCCCTGCGCCGCCAGGTGCTGGAGGTGTCCTCATGACCCTCTCAATCCTTGCCGGCCTGCTGCAGATCATCTGCGTTGAGGCCGTGGTGGGCGCCTGCGTGCTGGCCACGTCGCTGTGGTGGGCTGCCTGCCAGCGGCTTAACCGGGAGGGGGAGTGATGTTCCCACCCCTGAGTGAGCAGCACTGCTCCAGCTGCCGGTATTTTTTCCCCGATCAACACGACCTAGGCCAGTGCCGCCGCAACCCGCCGCAGATCGGCCCACGCGGTGAGCAGTGGCCCACCGTCGCCGCTGATGACTGGTGCGGGGAGTGGGTGGTTAGGGAGGGGGAGCCATGACCACCTACGCCGACTTCCTAGAGCGCAAGCTCCACACCGGCGCTGACCACGGCTTCGATCCAGTGTTCATGCCGCCGCAGCTGTTCGACTTCCAGCAAGCCCTAGTCGAGTGGGCTGTCCGCAAGGGCCGCGCCGCAATCTTTGCTGACTGTGGTCTGGGTAAGACCGCCATGCAGCTCACCTGGGCTGAAAACGTGGCCCGCTACACCGACCGGCCCGTGCTGATCCTGACACCGCTAGCGGTCGCCGCGCAGACCATCCGCGAGGGCGAGAAGTTCGGCATCGAGTGCCACCGCTCCAGCGATGGCAGCGTGCCGGGGCGGATCGTGATCACGAACTATGAACGGCTGTCAGCATTCAACCCGGCCGACTTCGGCGGTGTTGTCTGCGATGAATCCAGCATCCTCAAGTCGTTTGACGGGGCACGCCGTAACGAGATCACCGACTTCATGCGCAAGGTGCCCTACCGGCTGCTGGCCACCGCCACCGCCGCGCCCAATGACTTCATTGAGTTGGGCACCAGCTCCGAGGCCCTCGGCTACATGGGCCACATGGACATGCTGGCGCGGTTCTTCAAGAACGACCAGAACAACCTGACTAGCCGGCGGATGTATGGAGAGGCTCCTAAATGGCGCTTTAAGGGGCACGCTGAGCAGCCGTTCTGGAGATGGGTCACCAGCTGGGCCAGGGCCTGCCGCAAGCCCTCAGACCTTGGCTTTGATGATGGCCGCTTCATCCTGCCGCCACTGAATGAGATCGATCACCTGATCGAAACCAGCACGGTGCCGGAGGGGATGCTGTTTGCCATGCCTGCCACCGACCTACGGGAGCAGCGGGCAGAGAAGAAGCGCACCGTTCAGGAGCGCTGCGAACAGGTCGCGGCCATGGTCGCCACTACGGGCAAACCCGCTCTGGTGTGGTGCCACCTGAACGAGGAGGGAAACCTGTTGCAGCAGCTAGTCCCCGACTCAATTCAGGTCTCTGGATCTGATCGGGATGATGTGAAGGAGTCAAGGCTGGTGGACTTTGCGGAAGGTCGCGCCAGGGTGCTGATCACTAAGCCCAAGATCGGCGCATGGGGCCTCAACTTCCAGCACTGCAACCACATCACGTATTTCCCATCTCACAGCTTTGAGCAGTACTACCAGTCGGTCCGCCGATGCTGGCGGTTCGGCCAAAAGCATGCCGTCAAGGTTGACATCATCCTGACGGAAGGGGAGCGGCGAATCATGGAAAACCTCAGCCGCAAACGGCAACAGGCTGAGCAGATGTTTTCCAATCTGGTGACAGAGATGAACCACTCCATCGCCATCAGCAAGCCCACCTACAACACCACCACCATCACCCTGCCGCCATGGCTGTAATCACTGACCGTTACGCGATCTATCACGGCGACTGCATCGAAGTGATGCAGGGACTGCCGAGCGAATCCGTTCACTTTTCGATCTATTCCCCACCGTTTGCCGGCCTGTACGTCTACAGCTCAAACGAGCGGGACATCAGCAACAACAACGACTATGATCAGTTCCTGCTTCACTACGGCTATGTGGTTTCACAACTGCATCGCCTGACACTGCCTGGCAGGTTGACCGCTGTTCACTGCTGCGACATTCCAACCGGCAACAGTGGACAGGATGCGCTGTTTGATTTGCCGGGCGCGATTGTGCGTTTGCATGAGCAGCACGGATGGCACTACGTGGCCCGCCACACCATCTGGAAAGAACCGCTATGGGTGCGCAATCGCACGATGGTGAAGAACCTGGCACATAAGACGATTGTGGATGATGCAGCTTTTGCTGGTGTTGCATCCGCTGATTATCTGTTGATTTTCCGCCGCAGCGGAGAGAACAAGATCCCCATCGCCAATCCGACCGGGCTTGACCATTACGCTGGAGAGTGTCCCATTCCCCAAGAGCTGCACCGCTACAAGGGCTGGAAAGGCAAGCAAACCGAAAACCGTTTCAGCCACTGGATCTGGCGTCGGTATGCCTCATCTATCTGGGATGACATCAACATGGGCCGGGTTCTGCCGTTCCGTGATGGCAAGGATCCTGACGATGAAAAGCACGTTCACCCGCTGCAACTGGATGTGATCGATCGTGCCATCTGCCTACGGTCAAACCCTGGTGAGACAGTGCTAACCCCATTCATGGGTGTGGGCAGTGAGGTCTACGGGGCGGTGTCGCTAGGCCGCCGTGGCATCGGTATCGAGTTGAAAGAGTCGTATTTCAACCAAGCAATCAAGAACATGGAGATCGCCGTAGAGGACACACGCGACCCTGACCAGGGCAGCCTGATCAATTTCGATGACCTGGAGGCCGCCTGATGGAAACCCGCCGCCTAACCGTTGTCCTGCCCCTGCCTCAAGTCGAGGCGTTACGCCGTCTGCAGCGGCCAGGGGAGGGGATGAACGATCTGCTGCGGCGGATCGTGAACGACCGGATCCACAACCCCGCCCCACGATGATCACCCTCACCACCCCCACCCAGCAGGCCCTGGCCCGCATCGTCACCGCGCCCGCCACCAGTGATCAGGGCCGGCCGACGCCAACACCCTCCACCCGGTTATCGCTGGCCGCCTGCCCCATGCCGACCCGGTGCTTTACGCCTTGCGAGACGTGCACCAACGTCGCCCGCAGCATGGCCGGTGAGCTGGGGCAGATCCTTCGGGAGCGGCACGGTGGGTCCAGTTCGGTGGCGGACTGGTTGGATGGTTTGGGGTGCAGAACCGGAACCTAAGCGGTATGATTCCATCACCAGCAGCCCGAGCGCGGCGCTGGCCATCCACTCGCCACCATTGCCATGACCACCATCTGCACCATCCTGGCCCTGTTGCTGTTTCCTGTTCTGTTCTTGCTGTGGCTCACGGAATCCCGTCAGCAACGCGCTCGGCGGTGGCGGCGGGATGGGCTCACCTATCGGGTGATCGCCGAGAGGCTGGGCTGCAGCCAGACCACGGTTCGGCGGTTGTTGGCTGCTTGATCGCTCACCCCACCACGGAGACACACCATGACCACACCACACCGCGCCACGCCTGAGCAGTGGGAGCTGATTGACGACTCCAGTCGTGGGGTCGTATCAGCATCCTGCCTCCTCGAGCTCCGCGCCCGCGTCGAGGCGCTAGAGGCCGCCCAGCGCAAAACTCCCATGACCGAACTCCGCGCCGCCAGTGCTGAGGCGAGGCCTGCTGGGTTGGTGGAGAGGGTGGCGGCCCGGATTGAGTTCGGCATTGATGCCAACCAGGACCCGGAAGGCATCGCCCGCGCCGCAATCCGCGAGGCGGCGGCGGCTGCCAAGGATCTCAGGTTCACCACCGCCAAGGCCCTGATCGACTGGCTGGATCGGGAGGCCGACCGTGGCTGAACTGTCGCCAGCGGCTCAGGCGATCGTGGCAGCATTCAACGAGCGCCACGAGTTGCGCGGCCCCTTTGATGATGACTGGGTGGAGCAGTGCCTGGCCGCCGCCCTCCGCGCTGCTGCTGCTCACCTTGGCAGCTGCAACGCATCGACGGAACTCCTCGCCATCGCCACCGAGCTGGAGCAGACCACTAACACTACGGAGACAACACCATGACTACTGAACACCCGATCACCCCACCGCCGGAGCTGGTGAAGGAGTTGTACGGGCTGCCCCAGATGGGGGCAATAGAAAAGGCATATCAAGCCGGCGCCGACCAGGAGCTGGAGGCGTGCCTAAGGCTGGTTGAAATTGACGGTGGTGAAGATGCTTATGACTTTGCTCGCTACATCCGTGCCGCCAGACGCCCCAAGCCACCGAGCCTGAAGGAGCAGGCGCTGGAGGCACTAGATCGCATGGATCAATTTCCTACTGCCGATGACCAACACATCATCCGCCGCGCACTGGAGCAACTCAATGACTGACCCAAAACTCACCCCACCGCCGGAGCTAGTGCAGCAGTGGGGGCACAATGCCAACCTGTCAGGTGTGCCGCACAACGATGAACACTGGGCATACGAACAACACATCGCCACCCGCGCTGCCCAATGGGGCGCCGACCAGGAGCTGGAGGCGTGTCGCAAGTTTATTTCCGAAGACTATTCTTGCAGTGCTGCCGAAAAGCTTATGGCCGCCCGTCGCCCTAAGCCGCAGCCACTGAACAGCATTGCCTTGGAAATGCTGGATACGATTGAAAAGATGGATGTGGTGATTCCAGAGATCACCGACACAATCCGCCGTGCCCTGGAGGCCCTGCCCAATGACTGACCAACAACAACACCGCGCCACGCCTGAGCAGTGGGAAAACATAGAGGAGTATCGAGACGATGGCTACGACGACGGATACGGTTCTTACATCATCGAACTGCGCGACCGCATCGCAGCGTTGGAGGCCGCCCAGGCCAGCCAATTTCGTGGCGCCACGGAAATGGTCGCACCGTCAGCCCTCACCGATTCGCTGATGGAGCGGGTGGCAAGGGCGATTTACGACGCTCCGAACACCCACGAAGGCTGGCGTAGCGAAGCCCGCGCCGCGATCCGTGAGGTGGCAGCTTGGCTGGATACCAAAGGTCAGCATGGCTGCTCGCTATGGCTGCGCGAGGAGGCCAGCCGCTAAAGGTGCAAATCCGGAACCTATGCGGTAGGGTATGGAGGTCAGCAGGCCGAGCGCGCCGCTGACCACCTATCCCGCCCGGCACTGGCCGGTTGTATTCATGTCCATCACCACCATGGCCGGCACTGCTGGCCGCATCACTGGTACAGCTGCCAAAGGCCTGATCTGGGCTTATCGCACCATCGACTGGGCCGAGGTCGGCGCAATCGTGCTGCACGGCCTACAGGTTCTGATCGTGCTCACGCTCCTGGCTGGCAGGACCAGCCGCCAAGCATGGGACACCGTGCCAGTCCTGAGCGAACGGCTCGGCCGCTGGTACGCCGGCCTGATCGCACCAACGCCAGCACCGACCTACAAGCGCGCCGAGCTGGAGCAGCTCACCTGCCGTCAGCTCATGGCCATTACCGGCACCCGCCGGAAACTCGCCAAGCGGCACCTCGTCGAGCTGGCGCTGGCGGCCTGATCACATACAACCGAGACGTCATGAAAGACCACCTCCAGCCCGGTGACATCTGGCGGCACCCCGGCATGGGGCTGCTCTACGTCACCGATGAAAATCGAGATGCGTACCCCGGCTACTGGAAGTGCTACTGGGGAATGGGCGGCAACCCCAATGCGCCGTTCACGTTCCGCCATCCAAACAACACCACCAACCTGACGCTGGTGCAGCGGCTGGGTGAACAGGACGAGAACGGCGAATGGCACCTCAAGCGATGATCCCACGCCTGTATCACATCCAGCTCACCACTGGCTCCATAGAGCTCTACGCCATCACACAGGCCCAGGCCATCCGCACCGCGCTGGAGCTGGCCGGCCCTGGTGCCACGGTCCTCAGGGTGTGGCGAGAGGGCGACTGGTAGTCACACGCCCGGCTCGTCCACCTCAGACGGGCCACGTCGAGGCTGCACGCCACCACCAGGGAGCTGCAGCCCGCGGCGTTGGCACTCGTCAATGAACGCCGCCGCGGCCGTGTGTCGGTCGCTGTGCTCCACCTGCACGCCGCCGCATTGGATCAGCCAGACCGGTTGGCCGTCCCTGATCACCAGCTCAGCGGTGGGGAGATCCATGGCTCAGGGTATGGACAGGGGATGTACGTTCCCCGAGACTCCCTGCCGTTACTGGGCTCTCACTACGACATCCGGGCCATTGATGAGGATCTGTATCTGGCGGTGCTCGCCTGTCGTAGAGCGCAAAGTGGCTGCGCTGCAGGCGATCTGACCAGTACGCCAGCTCCAGCGTTAGGGACTGCAGGGGACTGCGAAGGCCCATAATTTCGCGGAATATGTACCGGCCGTCCATCGGTGCATTGATCCCAGATTCTGCGCGTCGTATTCGCCCATGGCCAGCGTGAACGTCCATCGCGACCGCCTGTACCTGCTGGCCAAGGTGCCGCGCCGCGACGGCAGCCCAGGCCTGCAGCAGTGCCGGATTGCCCTGCGGCTTGACGACACGCCAGTGAATCGCCGCACTGCCGCCAAGCAGCTGCAGACCCTGGAGCAGCAGCTGGCGACCGGGACGTTCGACTGGGCGTACTGGAACGATCAGGAGCAGGGGATCACCTGGCGGGATGCCATCGCCAGGTTGCATCGTGCTCGGGTGGTATTGGGCCGCACGTCGGAGACGACCTGGGAGATCAACTATATGGGCCGGCTGCGGCAGATCCCACCAGGGGCAGCCGTGACCACTGAATCGATAGCGCAGGCGCTGCAGCGTTACGACCGCTCGACGTGTTCGTACAAGGAGCTCTGGTATCTGCTGCGGCATATCGCCAAGCTGACAGGCGTGCCGTTTCCCGAGCTGCCAGTGCCGACCTATGGCCAGGCCCAGCTGGTGGCAGTGCCTACCGATGCGGAGATCATCAGCTGGGTCGAGGCGTCAGATGCCGCGGCCTGGTATTTCGGGATGATGGCCACGTACGGGCTGAGGCCGCACGAAGTGGAAGGCTCGCGGCTGATCGAGAAGGATTACTGCCAAATATCAGACAGCACTAAAACCGGATTCAGGACGGTGGTGCCGGTGCCACGCGAATGGGTTGAGCGGTTCAGGCTGCGCGATCGGCGGCTGCGGCCTGGTGGCGTGCCGGGTGAACGACCTGATGCCGTGTCGAAGTGGCTGCATAAGGAGCTACGCCGGCTGGGTTTGCCATGGCGGCCTTATGCGCTCAGGCATGCGTACGCCGGTCGGCTATGGAAGCAAGGCGGCAGCCGGCTGGATATCTACACCGCTGCCAGGCTGATGGGCCACACGCCGCAGCAGCATGCCAATACGTACCGTGCCCACATTCAGCCGCATGCGGTGGCAGAGGCGGCAGAGAGGGCGTTAAGGGGTGGGTGACTGCGTGGCGCCTAGCTCTTCGCCCCCTTAAGCACCGCCAATACTTCCTCAACAGTTACGGAATCTTCCGGGTCTCTGCTCTGGGCTTCTTCGACAAGAAATCGAATGCACCCGGTAAACGTTATGTCGCTTGGGCTGCACGCCCACCTAAGCCAGCGCCATTTCGTCCACTCAATCCGCTCACGCCGCGAGGCGATCTTTTCATCTGGCGTGCAGACAACTTCATCACAGCCCATAATCAGGAATCCGCCGTAGTCCAAGCTGCTATCCAGTTCCGCTGCGTAGACCTTGGCTGCTTGATTGATTGTGCTTTCGCAGGCAATCCGCCTGAGCTGATCTTCAATGTTGCTCATCGTTGTTCTCCAGTGTGTGAAGGCACCACCGCCCCAACATTCACCCGCACCATGCGCCGCTGAGCACCCACTGGCGCCAGATCGATCAGCTCGCGGCCCCACCGCCAGCGGGATTTCCGATTGCAGTCGGCTTCGTGGATCAGGCGCTTGATATGCCGCTCACTGCAGCCGAGGGCCTCGGCAGCTTCGGCCACGGTGAGCAACAGTCTTGGGCTGCACTTCCGCATCAGCACCCCTCCCTGCCAAACAGGGAGCAGTCACTGGCAAACACTGGCCCCTCCAGCGCAGGGTCTGGAAACCCCAGCCCGCACTCGCCGTGATACCAGTGCATGCACCGCTCGCAGCTTGGATCGTTTGGTCCTGGTGGTGGCCGGTAACCATCAGGCAACGCGTCGCGGTAGATCTTGCCGATCCGTATCTGGCGGATCGTTTCACGGCTGACGCCATACACCTGCCCTAGAGCACGGTGCGTTTCAGGTGATGCAATGATCGCCGCGATCTGCTCAGCGGTGAACTTCCGGGTGGTCATCCCTTGCTGCCCGTAACGGTGGTGTCGCCGTTGTAGCGGCCACTGACGGCGTAGGACCGCAGGGGCCGTTCAGCCATCAGATGGAATACAACTTGGCCGATCTTCATGCCAGGCCAGAGCAGCTGCGGCCAGAGCTGGCGGGAGTTATGGAGCTCAAGTGTGAGCACGCTGCCATGCCATCCGGGATCGCAGTATCCGGCCATCAGATGCTCAAGGCCTTCACGTGCGCGGCTGGACTTCAGCATGAATTGAGCCGCCACATCATCCGGCAGGTTGAACACCTCCACCGTCTGGGCCAGGCAGAACTGACCCGGCTTCAGCTCATACGGATCATCTTGGCTATGCCGGTGCAGCGGGTATGGCACCAGCTCCGGCGACTGCGCCGATTCGATTAACAGCAGGTCACCCAGCCGCACATCCAGGCTGGCCGGGTTGACCAGCGCCGGATCCCAGCCCACCACCATGCCACCTTCGCAGCGGCTGCGGATCTGCCAATCGGCGAGAATCATTTCAGAGTCTCCAAAACATGTTTCGCAAACGCCGTGTGCGTCATCACGGCATGGGTGCCCGGCGGCCGGCCGTAGCTGTCTTGCCACCAGGCTGAGAATGCAGCGCTGATCAGCTCATCGCGCTGCTGCTGGCGCTCAGCCTCTGCCAGACCGGTGTATGTGCCGTGCATCGGATGCGCCGGATCATGCCGGCCATCGGCGGTGTAGAGCTCCTCAAGTCGATCTTGCCGAGCGGTTTGCTCGACCGGGTTGCAATCGTGGCTCATGACGTGATGGGTGAGCTGGACAGTTGGACTTGGCAGATCCGCCATTCGTAGCCATCGGCATCGACCACGAAGTAGTGGGGCCAGCTGGCGGGCCCGCAGCCCAGGGCGGCGGTGACGATGGCGGCCTGCTGCGGGTGGCCGGCGATGTAGACGCGATCACCAGCCTTGAACCGCCACGGGTTAGCGGTGCGCGTTGCGGTCAGAGCCATGTGCAGGATCTCCGGCTGTGAACAGTGATGGAACTGGCGTCCGGGTGGCGAGCACTGGCGAACTGATGCGCTTGCTGTTTGCTCGTGGCGCGGATCGTGCAACGCATCGGCCGCTTACAGGCGAACGTCACCTCCACAGGCCAGAACTGCGCACCCGGTTCGCTGGTGCGGGTGATGCCCTCGCCAGCGGACTGGCAGGGGTCGTCGTCGGGGAGGAAGGTCACTGGATCGCCTCCACTCCCTGGATCAGGGCCTCGCGCTGGAGCACCACGGCAGTGGCCACCATGCCCAGCAGGCACAGCAGCAGGGCGGCTACGGCTCGGCGACCGGCAGCGGCCTGGGCAGCAGCCTCAGCTCGCCGCGCCTGGTTCTGACGGAGCACAGCAGCCAAGCGGCGATCACAGGGAGCAGCATGGCCGTTCGTGGATAGAGAGAATCTGCGCCTGCGGGAACCGGCTCTGGAAACATTCCCGAATCGAGTCCTTAGTCCAGCCGTTACCGGCAATCCATTCAAGGTCGTGTCGTTCATTGTCTTTGATGTAGGAAATGAAGTAGGCCATTGGTCAGAAAGAGTCCAGTGATCGGCGCAACGCTGAGGCGGAATGCTCTAGCTCAATGAGCAAGCCAACGATCAGATCAGTCGGTGGTGGTTGGCCGGCATCCCAGGCGTTGTCCGCGATGGCCGTGGCCGTGACCTTCGCCGCATCGATCAGCCCCACCAGTAGGGGCATGAGGGGCTGGTTGCGCTCGCCGCAGTCGGGCAGCTGAACCAGTGAATCGACGTGGGCCGGCAGCGCTTGGCGGGCGGCCTGAAGGATCAGGTCGGAGAGTGCGCCATCGCACTCCAAGGGGGTGGGGTTGTGGGTTTGCATGGGTGCAGAGTGTTAATGGTGGTCACTTGTGGGTGGCAGCGGGTTCGGATGTGCCTTGCCGCAGTGCTGGCAAGTCGTGCCAGTTGGCCATCCTTTTAATGGCACATAGCCAACTTCGCTCAGCCTGTAGTGCCAAGCATGTGCGCCGATGAAGCAAAAAAAGCGATTCAACATTAGTGTGTTCCTCTTGTAGTGATAGCGCTCATTTGATACTCCAGCTGCGGCGCTCGACCAGGGTGCAGCCGGGCACGGTTTTGACCGTGGCGACGGCAGCGGCCTTGGCAGCGGCTTCGTCGCTCGGCGCGACCGCCACGGCTGCGGCCACGGCGGTTTTGATTGCGTCCTTGATCGCGGTCTTGTCAGCCTCAACTTTCACCCGCTGATACAGCTTCGGCAGATCCTCCGGCTCGCAGTCCACCACCACAACCGTGGATTTCCGGCTGCTGATCTTGTGCTCAGGCAGGTCGTATTTCGTGGCCTCGGGGTCAACCTTCTGCAGCGCCTGAATTAGCCGATCCTGCAGCGCATCCGCCTGCTGCTCATCACCAGCGGCCAGCTCAGCCAGCGCCTGAGCGCGAGCTTTGCGGGCATCACGCCTGGTCCTGAGCGAGTCGATCACCCAGCACCAGGCGTCGGCCTTGGAGAGGATGGCCTGTTTGTTGTCGGACTCGGCGGAGATCAGGCCTTCCAGCGTGGCGGTGGCCGCGGCCACCACGGCAGGATCGTCACTGAACAGGTCGGCGGCGGCCTCGTCGATCTGCTGCTGCAGGCGTAGGGCGTCGCCGGTGAGGGCGTAGAGGGTGGCAGGCATAGGCGAGTGGTGCAGACCCGCCAATCGTACCGCTTAGGTTCCGGATCTGCACCTATGATGAGGCAGATTCGTCACACTCGCCCCGGTGCCCGCCAGCTCTGCTCAGTCCTGGTGGCTTGACAGCATCGGGCGCATCCCTCTGCTCACCCCAGCCGAAGAGATCGAGCTGGGCACTGCAATCCAGCGGTGGCAGACCCACCCTGATCCATGCCCACCAGGCATCCGAAGACGAGGCATGCGGGCACGTGATCGATTCGTGTCAGCGAACCTGCGGCTGGTGATCGCGTACATCGCAAAACGCTGTCACCGACTGGCGAAGGCGTATGACCGCGAGGATCTGATACAGGCTGGGAATCTGGGTCTGATCACCGCTGCTGAGCGGTTTGATCCGAGCAAGGGATACCGGTTCAGCACGTACGCGTACTGGTGGATTAGGCAGGCGATCAACCGATGGGTCGATCAGCACGGGCGGAGCATTGCGATTCCGGGCAGCCACTGCCAGCACCTGGCAAAGCTGGAGCCGATCACCCGCCGGCTGGAGCGCGAGCTGAACCGCACGCCAACGCAGGCGGAGATCGCCGCGGAACTGGGCGTATCGATGCGGGTGCTGGAGGCGGTGCTGGAGAACGGCCGACCGGTGGGCAGCTTGGATCAGGTGGTCACTGATGACGGTCTGGAGCTCGGCAGTCTGGTCGCCACGTATGACCGCTCACCAGAGGATGAAGAGGAACAACGGGAGCGGTGGCGGCAGGCTGAACAGCTGCGTGGTCTGATCGCCCGGTTGGCGCCGCAGGATCGCAGGTTGTTGTCCTTGGCCTGGGGTCTTGACGGTGTGGAGATCCCGAGGCCTGAGCTGGCCCAGCAGGAAGGGCTGAGCACACGTGCGCTCGACGTGCGCCTGGAGCGGCTGCAGGCATCACTGGCGTCTGAGTCGGTGCAGCTGGTGCTGGTAGCAGTTCAGCGGATACCAGTTGCAGTGGTGAAACGCTGCAGACGGCGGAAGGTGCGTGATGGCGTGCAGCTCGCGCTGGCGGTGGCGTGAATAGTGACCCCCAGGGTTGCGCATCGTTGAGAGGCGTAGGGGGTGTTGATGGCATCAGTCTGCAGACCTGCGCTTCGCCATCCGCAGCCGGTTCATCTCACGTCCGGCTGGTGATCGTTTCCAGCACCGTGAACACAACGGCGCGGTGCGCTCAGATCTCACCAGTCGGCCGCATTCAGGGCACGGTTGTGGTGCGTCCGGGTCGGGCAGTCCTGCAAGACGACGGCGCCACCGGGCCGTGCGTGCCCTGCTGGTGTTGGCCATGGTCAGTCCCCCATGGCGTCGAGCTGGGCGGCCAGCGCCTGCTGCTGGCGCTCCACCAGATCCGACAGCCGGGCGGCATGCCGGGCAGTGCGCTGGAGCCGGCGCATGGCCGCTCCGGTATCAGCCACCGGCTGTGGCGTCCAGCCGTCCAGCAGGGCGTCCACCCGTGCGTCGGTGTCGTCCACCTCAGCCAGCAGGGCGTCCACCTCGGCCAGCAGGGCGTCGGTGTCGGTGGTGGGGGTGTGGTCCATGGCGTGGCGTGTGGCCGGCGTGAGGGGTCAGTGGGCCCCGCAGGGCCCCGTGGGGGTCACCCCCGTGGAGGGGTGACCGTGTAGCCCGCTGCCTCCAGCAGGGCGATGGCGGCGGCAATGTCGTCCGCCGGTAGTGCCGGCCGGCTGGCCGGTGTGTCGGCCAGCTCGGTGGCCAGCCCCCGGTAGAGCCGGGCATCGCTCTCGGCCAGATCCCGGAGGGTGGCGCGGAGCGTGTCGGTGATGACGCCCATGAGTGGTGGTGCGTGGGACTCCTCAAGTGTGCACCAGATCGTCACCACGTAGCACACACGCCCAGCCGGTACAGCTGTACTAAAATCAGCCAGACCCGTTGCGCCGCAATGGATCTGGCCAGCGTGTACCGGTGACGAAGTGGCACACATAAGAACGAAGTGGCACACGACTGGCACACAAAAGCGGCACACTGACGCCGCCACTCGGTATCACCCCAGCACAAAACAGGGCCGCTGCAAACAGTTGTACTACCGCTGAGATACATTGCAGCGCAGGGGGTCTGCCCGAAACAGTACGCCCGTACCTGTGGAATAGTTCAGTTTCCACAGGGGTGTGACAGTTGCCGTTACATCCCGTTGCAAAACAGGCGGAGCGGATGTACT